CGCGGTGCCTGGATAAATCGCCCTATGACGTGACGTCAGAGGATCTAGTGCATTGGACGGCCTCGCAGTCCTGGAAGGCGGAGACGCGCAAGGGCTATCGGAATACGCTCGTCGGTTTTTTCCGGTGGCTGCATGCCACGGGCCGGCGCGCGGACGATCCGGCGGTCGCGCTGCCGAAGGTGCGCAAGACGCGGCCGCATCCCCGCCCGTGCCCCGACGCGCACATATACGCCGCCATGTGCGCCGCGAACGATGTGGAACGGCTCATGCTGCGCCTTGGTGCCGAAGCCGGGTTGAGACTGTCCGAAATCGCGGCCGTCCACTCGCGCGACGTGCTGGAAGGCGACGCCGGCCCGTCGCTGATAGTGCGGGGCAAGGGCGACAAACAGCGCATAGTGCCCATAAGCGAAGACCTGGCGAAGCGGATAACGGCCGCGCCCGGTTGGCTGTTCCCCGGCCGGTGGCGGGGACACGTCGAAAAATCGTATGTGTCCCGCCACCTCACACGGCTGCTGCCGGACGGTTGGGGGCCGCACTCGCTGCGCCACCGGTACGCCACGCGCATGTACGAGACCACGCACGATCTGCTGCTGGTCTCGAAGCTGCTGGGACATAGCAGCGTGGAGACCACGCAAATCTACGTGGCGATGCCGGATAGCCGGCTGCGCGTCGGCCTGGACGCGGTGACGTTGGCCGGCTAGATTATTTGCCGGCCATGCGTAGAGGGTTGTAGGCGACGCCGAAACCGCCGGTGAGCACGCCGCCCGCGAAGATGATGTATTCGCCGATGTCGGCGTGGCCCGCGAGGGCGACGCCTCCACCCGCGAGTACGGCGGCGAGGCCGACGACGTAGATCACCGTTCGGATGGTCTCGCTGAACACGGGGGTGTATCCCTTGCTTGCGTCGATCTGCGCGGCGGCTTTGTGGTCGGCCACGCCTGGTGTGTTCGTGTCCGTGGTGATGGTGTTGTTCTCGGCGGCGAGCATCTGCTCGCTGGTGGGCTGTTGCATGTCGGCGCTCATTTGGCGGTGTCCTTCTCCTGTGCGGTCATGGTGATGACGAGTTTGTCGATTTTGTCGCTGACGGCCTTGGCGGTCCTGTCGGCGATGTCCTCGGGGTTGCTGCCGAGCGCCGTGGTGAGCTTGTCGATCTGCCGCTGCTGGGCCGCGACGGTTGCCTGCAGGGCAGTGACGGCTTTCTTCACGTCGCTGATACGGCCGGGCAGTTCGTAGTTGATGGCGTTGTACATGTTGCCGCCCAACGCGCTCTTGTTGTAGTTGTATCCCCATATTTCGGCTGCTGTTGCCATGTCGATGTCTCCGTATCCGTTGATTTGGTTTGCTTTGTTGATGATGTACCGCCAGTTGAGCCCGTTCGGGCACAGGTCCGGGCAGGCCGGGTGCGCGTATGGAGGCACGTCCCGGTGCAGGAATATGTTCCTGCCGCGTTCCAGCTTGCCGAACCCGTACCGGCGGGCGATGTCCGCGCATAGGCGGGCGCTGGCGTCGAGGCATGCCTGGGTGCATGGGATGAAGTCGAGTCCGCCCTGGTGCTCGATGCTGATGGTCTGGCAGTTGCTTGTGTAGCTGCCGTCCGCCCATGCGGCATCCGTCTCGGCGACGTACTGGTGGGTCTCCCCGTTGCCGCCGATGCCGTAGGTGCTTGATGCCTGGTATGAGGCACGCTGGAAGATGTTGTCGGTGCCGGCGAGCCAGCCGGCCATGATGTGAAGGGTGATGCGTGTGACGCGGTATCCCCTTCGCCCCGCGTAGTGGTTGGGGCTGCCTATCCATGTGATGCTCATCGCATGCTTATTCCTTTCCGTCGTCGTTGTCCTGGAAGAGCCCGTCGGGCGCGCTCGGTGGCGGTGGAGGCGCGCGCCGCCATATCGCGTCCACAAGTTCCCTGTTCCACAACCACAGGAGCTGTCGGTCTCGGGCGCTTTGGTCGAGTTGGCGTTGCGCCTCGATGAGCAGGCGGCTGGCGTCGGTGTCCTTGTCGCTGCGTGTCTTCGCCCATGTGGCCACGAACTGGACGCACGCGCCTACGGCCACGCCTCCCGTGCCGATGAGTGCGCTGATTATCGATTCGGTCATGCCGGGTCGCCCGCGGTGTAGATGAAGACGATCCAGACGTTGATGGCGGCCGTGTTCGACGAGCCTTTGCGCACGATGATCTCGCTCGGTGTGACCGTGACTTCCGAATGCCAGTAGGTGTCTGTCGCAAGGTATGGCTGCATGGAGCCGTTCTTGCCCTGTGTGATGACGTGTGCATCCAGCAGCGTATACATGTTGCTGATGCCCGGTGATGTTCTGGAATTGTTCGCCAGATTCTTGTATTCCCTTACCTGCATGTAGATTCTCCGGCCATCGACCCATTTGCGGCCGGTGTAGATCTCTGAGTTGAGTCTCCATACGCCGTTCCATGGCTGGTCGGCGTTCCTGGTCTTGACCCATTGGGTCCCGTCCCACACGTATGGGCCGTTGTCGTCGTTGCCGCCGGTGACGAAACCTGGTTGGCCGGTCACGCCGGTGATGCTGGCCAATGTTTCCAAGGTGGTGGCTATGGCGGGTTTCACGCCGGCCGGGGTGTTGCGGCTGTCCACCTCGTTGAGTGCGTTCTCGAAGCCCTCGGCCATGGTCTTGAACTGGGCGGGCGCGCTTGACACGAGGTCGCCGGCCTCGATGTAGGGCAGGCCATAGATCGGTGTGGTTTTCATGGTTCCTCCGTGATGGTGGTTGGTTGCTGATAGGTGTCGACGAGGGATAGTTCGGCGAGGGTGAGTGCGCATTGACTCCACGTGGCGGGCCATGCGCCCATGCTTGCCCAGGTGGTCGCGGCAGCTGCGGCGACTGGCAGCGGCCATAACGTCACCTCGTTGCGGAGCAGTGGCCGGCCGCTCCTCCACTGGTAGGTGAGCGTGCCGCCGATGCTTGCCCACGCGCCGGATACCGCCGGGTTTCCGTCGTCGCCGGCGAGCCGTGACGACGTGGCTCCCTGGATGACCAGCGGGCCGCTGCTGGCGGTGAGATACAGGCGCGCGTGCGTTGCTGGGTCGAGCCTGCGGCTGTCGAACACGATGGTCTCCGGCCGCAATCGCCGGTCAACCGTGACGAGCAGACGGGAGAACGCCGCGCGTTCATCGTCGCCAGGCGTCCATACGGTGCCGCCTGCGCGGGTCCACACTCCGCCGCTTTCGTCCGCTGAAACCACGTCGGCTTCAACGGTGACGCTTGACTGGGTGGTTTTCAGGTTGGCCGGCAGCGTGCCGAGGTCGGATAGCTCGGTGTCGTGCTGGTCGAACTCAAGCACGCCGTCGCTTGCCTTCGCGGTCTTGCCCTGGATGACGAACTGCGTGACGGGTTCCGGGATGGTCAGCGTCTGTTCGTCATCGATGATGATTTCGGCAGCGTCCAAACCGTCCAGCGTCTCTCCGGTCCAGTCGGTCACGGTGAACCGTCCCACGGTATCGACGCCGAGCGTCACGGGAACGCCGAACGGCATGTAATCCAGACGGCTCACCGCACGATCCGGGTATTCGTACCAGATGGGCCACATGCTCTCATGCGCGAACGTGCGATGCAGCAAATCCAGTTGGGACGGATAATCGTCGGTCTTATAGGCCGCCATGGAATCGGTGGAGGTCAAACCGGATACGGAGACCAGGGGAGCGTCGGCGTCGGCGGCGCGCCGGTTGAGCTCTTCCACACGGCCGCTCATGCCGGCGACCCAATGCAGTCCCGCATACCTGGCGTCGGATGACGTTGGCCCCTGCTTCTGCAATCTCTTCCACAGGATCATGCGACCGCTGGCGCTCAATTCCAGCAGCCATCCGTCGCCATGCGGTCGCGCGTCGCCGCCGTTCTGCACCAGTCCGTCGAACAGGGTGATTGCCGTGCTGGACGTGCTGGAAGGCAGGCCGGGCGTGTAAGCCTGGTGCATCGCTTCCACTCGCATATGCTGCGCCGACCATGGGCCCATATCGTCTCGGAGCATGCCCCACGTGGGCTGTTCGGCGATCTGCACGAGCACGCGGGCCCCGGCCAATGTGAGCGCGCGGCCGGTGAGCCACCCGGTACGATCCCGCAAGGTGAACGACATCACCGACGGTTCGGGCTGTTCGGCGAGGTCATCGGTGCCCCACTGGATGCTGAAGCCGGCCAACGCGGCCACGTCCTCGGCATGGTCGTTGACGGACTTCCAGCCGTCGCCCCAGTCCAGGAACATGAAACACTGCTGCACTAGTTGCCCCGCTTCCTGTCGTAATCGCCGAGAATCTTCCTGATCTCGCGCGCCACGCCCTCACGGTCCACCGGAGCGTTGAACGTGACGTTCACCACGGTTCCGCCCACCGTGCCGCCGTTCATGCCGGCGTCCAGGCTGAGCCCTCCCATACGGCCGTTGATCCGTGAGATGGTGCGCCGCACGTCGGTGTCGAAACCGCTGCGCAAGCCCTTGGCGAAGCCCTGCATGATGAGACGGCCGTTATTGACGAGCATCACGGCGTCGTATTCCGGCGGTCCCTTGTGCTCGGTTATCCAGTCGCCGATGCCGGAAATCCAGCCCGTCACGGAATCCCACATGCTTTTCAGACCGTCAAGGAAACCGCTGATGATCGATGCGCCGGCGTTGTACAGCAGGTGCCCCACATTGCCTATCGCGCCGGTGATACGTCCCGGAATGCCCTTGAACCACGCCACGACTGCATCCCACTTGTCGGTCGCGAACTGCGCTGCCGACTGGAAGAAGCCGCCAATCTTGCCCGGCAACGCCTGGAAGAATCCCACGATGTTGCCCACGCACGATCCCAGCCATGATGTGAACGACGCCCATATCTGACGGCCGGTCTCGGTCTGCGTGAAGAAGTAGACGAGAGCCGCCACCAGCGCGGCTATCGCGGTGATGACGATGACGATGGGGTTCGCGTTCATGGCCGCGTTCATGGCCCACTGCGCCACAGAAGCGGCCGTGGTCGCCATGCTGAATCCCTGCAACGCGGACACGACGGCGCTGATGGCCGAAGCGACCTTGAACGCGGCGAAACCCGCCGCGATGCCCACAAGCGCGGACGCGACGGGTTCCGCATGCTCGGATACCCAGTCGCTGAACGCCGTGAGCTTGTCCGAAACCATGCCGACGATATCGGCAGCGCCGTTGAATGCGTCACCCAACGCCTGGCCGGCGCCGGACGCGCCGCCCATAGAATCCGCCAACGGCGTGAACTGGCCGATGACGTCACCGGCCGCGCCGGCGAGGTTCTTGCACGCCTCCCACACCGCGCCGAAGATGTCCGCAGCGGCCTGCATCGGGCCGGTGTTCTGGAATGCGGCCACGAACTCGCCGGCCTTCTGCTTCGCCGTATCGAACGCGCTCACCGCGTTGTCGCGGATGGTGAGCAGGAAATCAACGACGGGACTGTCTTCATCGATGTTGAACGCTTCGCGCAATTCGCTGCTGAAATCACCGTCACGCACGAGCTTTATCACGCCCTGCAATCCGGTCGTCGCCTTGCCGCTGAACGCGCTGATCTTGTCGGCGGCCACGGTCATGGCGCTGGTCACGGCCGGTTTGAACAGATTGAAAGCGTCCGTCAATCCGCCGGTTACTGCGGCCTCAAGATTGCCCAGCGCGCCTTCCATGGTCTGCGTGCTCGTGGCCGCTTCCTTGGCGACGTCGGTCATGCCCAGGTCCATGATGGCCTTGTTGAACTCGTCGGCCGTGATCTCGCCTTTTTCCATGGCCTCGCGGAAATTGCCCGTGTACGCGCCCGCGTTCAGCATGGCTTCCTGGAGCTTGCCGGCCGCGCCCGGTATGGCGTCTGTCAGCTGGTTCCAGTTCTCGGTCGTCAATTTCCCCGCGCCGGCGGTCTGCGTCATGACCATGGCGACGCTTTTGAACGTTTCGGCGTTGCCGCCGGCCACGGCGTTCAGGTTGCCGGCGGCTTCGGTGAGTCCGACGTAATCCTGGATGCCGTTGGCCGCGAGCTGCGCCGTGGTGTTCTGCACGGTGGTCAGGTCGTAGACGGTTTTGTCGGCGTATTCGCGCGTGGCCTTCGTCGCGGCCTCCACGGCGCTCGTGTCGAAGCCGGCGAAATTCATGGTGTTTTTGAACTTGTCCGTGGAATCGGACATGTCCATGACCGCGCTGGTGAAGCCCTTGAGCGTGTCCCACAACGCGGAAACGCCCTTGAGCGCCGCGCCGCCCATGAACGTGCCGAACGCGCTGGCCTTGGCCGTGACCTTGGACAATGCCTTCACCGCGTCGTCGCTGTTGCCAGTGATCCGCACGCTCATGATGGCGCTTTTACCCACGGTCCACCTCCTCCATGTGTTCTATCTCGTCCTGCAATAACCTCATGCCGGTGCCCCAATCGAGTTCGCTGGCCTCATGCCTCCATGCCCACGGCGTGCCGCCGAAACGGGCCGCGAGCAGGAACGACAGCATGCCCAGCGAATCGTCGGGCCACTCGGCTAGACGGTAGGGTTTTCAGCGGTCGGCGTCTCCACGTCGATGTCGTCCACCTCTTCCAGCCACTGCGCGTAAGGCATGGTGGTGTTGCCCGCGTATCGTTGCGCCAGATACGCCATGTAGTACGACTGGCGAATCTTGGATGCCTCGCCCGGCGTCCATCCCTCCTTCTGCGCGTGCTCCTCCGCCGACGTGATGACGCGCGGCGTCAACGGCGCTTCGTCCACATGCCCGTCGGTGTACGTGACTTTCGCTGTGCTTCGCATGATCTAGGCTCCCTTGATCTGGTTCATGGTCTTCTTCACGAACGTTTCGTATTCCTTCGCCCATTGGCTCTCTGTCGATGCCACGGCGTCGTTCACGAACGTTCTCGGTCTGATGTTGCGCGCCGGCCAGCCGTAATTGATCGGGCCCGCATACGGCACGGTCTTGCGGCCGGCGCGGATGATACCGGCCTTCTGCGTGGCGCCGGCGCGGATGGAACCGGCCAGTCTGCCGGTCTTGCCGCGTGGCGCGCGGGCCACCGCCTCGGGTTTTGCGATGTCGGCGGCCCTGCGGTTGACTTCCTTGAGCTCCTGCATATCCGCGCCGGCCTTGCGCATGGTCTGAACGAAACGCTTCTGGCCGACGACGTACAGGGCCTTGTCCGCCATGTTCAGACGCTCGGCTTCGTGTACGCGCTGGCCTTCACGCCGGTGGCGGAGAACTCGAAATCCTTCTTGTTCTTCGTCTTCACGTCACCGCCGAACGCGATTGGCGCTATGGTCACGGTCATGTCGAGCTGGAGCGCGCCGGACGTGTTCGGGATGAACTTCGCGGGCTTGGTCTCGCCCGCATTGTTCAGGCAATACACCTGCGCGCCGTTCATGCTGAAGTCCTCGCCGATGCTTCCCGACAGCTTCCACGACGTGCTGAGCGCGCCGCCCTCCTCGTGGCCGTCCAGGTACGTGTCGGGGTCCTCGCTGGAATTGTCCGGCGACAGTTCCACGCTCGTGCAATCGACGTCCAGCTTGTACTGGTCGTCTGAGGAGCCGATGACCAGGCTTCCCGGTCCCAGGGTACGGATTTTGTCCGCCATGATGGTTGTTCCTTTCGTTAGATTTCATTGAGTGTGATCTGGTAGGCCGCGAGCGTCGCGTCTCCACGCGTGAAGCCGACGGGCTCGGCCGATGTGACAGGCAGCGCGGACGCCGCGAGCCGGTCCATCGCGGCCAGTAGCAGCGGCAGCGCGGACGCCTGCGCCCAGGGACTGCCGGCGACGAACACGAGCCGCACCGATAGTTCGTTTTCCGCGCCCGCGTAGGGCCATGCCACTTCGGGGGGTTTGACCCATACGCAGACCTTGCCGCGTGGCGGCTTCACCTCGGTCTCGTCGATGGTGACGTGTTCCACGAGGTCGCCGCACGCGCCGGCCACCTGTTCCATGAGCGCGTCGATCTTGCCGGTGATGGTGTTTGTCATGCAATCCCCATTCCCGCGAGCACGCCGGCGGCGCGGAGCTTCGGCCAGGCGGCGCGCAACGGGTCGGCGGAGACGCGGAACGGTTCGATGGCGTCGCTGTCCACGTTCATCACGCCGTTGCGCGCGTCCTTCTGGTTGAACAGGTCGGCGGCGACCGCCAGCACGCAATCGGACTGGATCAGGTCGGGCACCGTGTCCCACGTCTCGCCCAGGTTCGTCGACAGGTAGGCGCGCGCCGTCGCCAGACAGTCGTCGGCGCGCGTCTCGTCGTCGCTGCCGATGACGTTCATCATCGACAGGAACTTGTCATGCAACTGGTCCATGTGCGCCTACTCAGGCGGTGGCCTTCGGACCCAACGGCATGACGCCGCCGGTGAACACGGTCGCGAACGCCGCGTAACCGTACACGCTGTAATTGGAAAGCAGTTTCGTGGTGTCGTCCTGCTGGAGCTGGAACGGGCCGCCGGCCTCCCACATCTGCAACGCGGTCGGGTCGATGAACGCGGCCGTGTTCGCGGCGGCACCCGGCACCATCTGCACGGGGACGGACAGCATGCGGCCGGTGATGCCGGTAAGGCTCAGGCTGCCGAGCTTGTCCACGCCCTCGCCGGAAACGTCCATGAGCGCGTCGCCGCTGCGCGTGATCTTCGCCATCTTGTCAAATACGTCCTTGCTGACCGCGAGCGTGCCGAGCTGCGCGCCTCGGCCGTCCGCCGCCTCGGCCGCGTTGATGATGACGGTAATCCACTGGTCGGCGGTGAGCGCGCTCACGGCCGCCGGCGTCTCCAGCTTGTTCGCTGCGGCGCCGGTGATGGCGGCAGTCAGCTGCGCGCGGGCCGCCGCCTCCACCGCGTTGCTGTAAGCGATGGTGAGCGCGCGGAGCGCGGTATCGAGCGCGGGCGTGTTGCTGCGTTCGATGACCTGGCGCGACAGCGGCGCGTAACCTCCATAGGTCTTCACGGCGGCGGTCGCGCTCGTGAGCGTGATTTTGCCGGTGGTCAGGGCCTCGCCCTCGGCCGTCTGTTCGGCCACCTTCAGCGTGTTAGAGCCGAGCTTGAGATATTCCAGCGTCATGCCGGTGGCCGGCAGCGCGGCATGCTGGAACAGGTTCGCGACGCTACGGCGCGACTGGATGAGCTTGATCTGGTCGGCGACCCACTCGTTAGTGTTGTTCGTGTCGGAGCTGGAAATCAGGTCGCGGGCCTCGCGCATGAACTCATACGCGGTGTCGTCGCCGGCCGCAAGCGCCTTCGCGAACTCGCCGGCCGAACGGTATTGGCCACCGATGACGTGCGGCGGGTCCGGCTTCTGCCGGCCGATGGTGTCCGCGAGCGAACGGATCTGCATTTCGAGCTGGTCGAAACGCGATTCCGTCGCCGGCTGCTGTTCGTTTTCCACTGTTTCCTCCTTGGTGTCGGTTTCCTGGTTGACGTGTTCCTGGTCCCGTTGGCCGGTGATGGCCGCGCCCGTGTACGCGGGTATGCCGGTGACGGCGACTTCAAGCAGTTTCACGGCGCGCCGCACGTACACGCTCGTGTCGCCCTCGGTGCGCTTGTCGGTGGTCACGGGCATGAAGCCCACGCTGAACGAATCAAGCACGCCGTCGCGGATCAGCTGCACGGCGTCGCGACCCTCGGCCGTGTCGCTGATTGACGCGGTGATGTGCAATCCGTCGGCCTCGCGCGTCGCGTTCGTGACCTTGCCGATGAGACGGCCGTGGTCACGGCTCAACTTGGTGCGTGTCGTGTCGCCGAAATCGCAATCCGGCGCGAACTCCTCGGCCGCGCCGCGCCACAATCCGATGCGTTGGCCGAACGGCACGGCGATGCCCTCGATGCGGGTACCGTCGCCCTGGTCCTCGCGTAGCTCGATGCCCTTCACGGTGATGGTGCGTACCTCTTCGCTCATAATGTGACCTCCTGCGGTGTGGTCTGGTTGATCGGCGCCCATCCCTCACGGGCGCGCGCCTCGTCCACCGTCATGAATCCGGCGGATATGGCGGTCTGGTAGGCGCTGTAACGGGTGTTCGTGTCGGAACGATGCAACGAATCCCAGTCGGGCATGCACCATTGCCCCTCAGGCAGCAGCGACGTGAGGGCCTCGCAAATCTCGTCAGCGTAGGCCGACAAAGTGTATTCCGCGAACGTGAGCCACTCTTGCTCGATGTTCGAGTAGGTCAGCGAAGTGCCTTCCACCTTCGCGAGCATCAACGACGCCGGGATGCCCAACAGGCGGGCTATCTGCGTGGTGTTGAACTGCTGGGACTCGATGAATTGCAGGTCTTCGGGGCTCAACGCCAACGGCGTGTAGTCCAGGCCCTTGCCGAGCACGCGCACGCCGCCGGCGCCGCCCTTCGCCCACCGTTCGCTAGCGGTCCTCGCGTCCTGGTCGCTTAATATCTGGTCGCTTTTCAGGATGCCGGCGGGCCGCGCCGTGTTGTCCAACCAGTTCGATGCGTAGGCGCGAGTGTCCTGCGCTCCCTCGATCTCCTCGCGGGCCGCGCTGATAGGGCCCATGCCGCGCAAACGGCCGGCCACGTTCAACAGCTTCAGATGCACGATGCGGTCGGCGCCGTAGTCCACGCCACGGTACGAGTAGCGCAAGCGCGGGTTAGCCGGGTCCATGTTCAGGTCAGTGACGGTCACGAGCTGGGGTGGCAGACTGCGCACTCCCACGAGCACGCCGGCCGCCTCGACCTTGAGCAGGAACGCGTTACCGTTCAACGCGAGAGCGGAAACGAGGTCGCCGAACAGGTCGCGGCGGCTACGGTTCAGGTCGGGCCGGGTGATGAGCGTGCTCGGCCGCATGCGCGAGCCGTCCGGCGCGTACTGGATCAGCGGCAGCTTGCTGACCGCCGTCTCGATGATCTGCACGCCGCGAAATACGGTGGACAACGCCAGCGGGTCATGCGACGTGGACAATCGCGGCGGCAATGTCGGCGCGTCCGCTTCCTCCACGTCGTCCGTCGTCTGCGCCGCGCGAAGCAACAGGGCGGCGGTGTTGGAGATGCGGGAAATGAAGCTCATGCGGCCGATTCAACCGCCCGCCGGCGCGCCACGCCGAAACCGGCGTATAAGAACATCGCAGAACGTCTAAAAACGTCATAGAACGTCTAACCGAAAATCTGCAACGGCGCGGCCGGCTGCGCGTGAAGCGAAGCGGTGACCGCGAGTTGCGCGGCCTCAAGCGCGTTAATCGCCTGTTCGCTGTTGCGGCGCGACAGCACCCAACTGTCGGCGACCCACCGGCGCACCGCGACGGCGGCAGCGTCGTCCAGCGCCGGATCAGGCACGTGCAACACCTGGCGTTGCATGAGCCGGTCAAGCATGAGCACGCCGGCCGCGACTATCTCCGTGTTGCCGATATCCGACAACCGGTATTCCGGCGTGCCGTCCGCCGCGACCTCATGCAACCGGTCGGCCAACGGCGCGGACGGGCCGCGCCGGTCTATGGCTATCGGCGCGCCGCCATACCGTGA